GCCCTCGCTAATAATGGCGGTATATCATCTGTATCTAGTAATACTGAATCAGTAATTAATAATGGATCAAGATATTATACTAATACTGATTCCACTTGGTTTCCATCACATCAAGCAAATACCGATTGGGCAATAATAGAATTTAATTCCACTAAAACTATTAATAAAATTAATTTTATATCAAGACCAATAACTAATGATACAGAACCTACTACAGAACTAGATTCATATTATATTATACCTGATATTAATATCGAATACTGGAATGGTAATGATTGGATTCTTATAGAAACTATTATATCAAATAAATCTATTATAGAAGTAAATTTTGATCCTATTACTACTAATAAAATTAGAGCATACTGTGTACATACCGATTGGTTTAATATACTAGAACTAGAAGCATGGGGCTATGAACCACTAAATTATAAATCTAATACCTTTATTAATAATGGTTTGGATTATCTTATTCAATATAAAAATAATTTAAATAATTGGATAAATGTCCCGAACGGGAATATTTTAAATACTAGTAATAATTATAATACAATATTGATTAATAAAGTAATTATTACTGATACAATAAAAATTACATCAAATCAATCATCATATTATCAGTATAGTAATCCAATTGAATTAGAATGTTATGGTACACCATATTATAATACATTACAACCAAATGATAGTATTACATTATCTATTGATGTTAGATCATTAATACCAATGGATTATAATGATTATGGTAATATTACTATAGAAAATGTAGAAATACCAATAAGAATTATTAATAGTAATAATGATATAGGTATTATGTCTGGATTAGATACTAATGTTATTATTGGTAGTAGTACAAATAAATTAATAATAAATGAAACTAATGGACCATATCAATTATTAAGTAATAATCCATCATTACAAAATTATACTTATATTAATAAAACTGAATATCCAGTAACTATTAATGATATTATACCATTATATGATAATAGTAATGCTGATATTATATTAATTGATGCAGAATATCCTATAACATTAAATACTAATGATTATATATTATTAAGTGCTAATGTTATACCATATAATACTAATATTGATGATTTTGGATGGTTAATTACTACAGAAGATGGACAAGAACGTATATTAAAAATATTTATTAATAATATTGATGATAGTAATGTATATAATGAAACTATTATTGTTAGTAGTAATAATATTAATATAAGTAATGGTAGACCATATGATATAGTAACTGTTACTGGACCTAATATTATATCACCATTTTATTTAGATAGTAATGGAGAATATAGTATTAGTGATATTGAGTCTGGTATATATATATTAAAATTTGGTACTGGACATATTAAGACTATTAATAATATTACTAGTTCTATTAGTAATATTAATCCAAAGAGTATAACGATACCATATCCTACTAGTAATGAAAATATAATAATATTTTATAATAATAGTAATTTAGTAATATCTAATGTTAGGAGTATAGTTAGTGGTATTACGCCTAATATAACATATTCTATTAAAAGTGGTAGTAATCGTAATATTAGTGATATTATTCATATTGCTAATAATATTGTTACTAATACTACTATTGGTAATGTAGCTACCATTAGTAGTAATACTATTAATAATGGTGTATGGTTATGGTTAGAAACAAGTGCTTTAAGTGGTACAGTAAATACATTTACAATTAGTATGGAATTTTAATATGGCATTAACATTTAGTAATATTAGTAGTGGTAGTAGTACAACAGCAAGTACAAATAATAGTATTATTAATATAACAGCGGAGATAAATAGTTGGTTATTAGTAAGTATAGCAATAGATAATAGTGGTATTAATGGAACAGCATCATTATTAGATACAATAACAGATACTAGTGGTAATATATATACATTATTATCAAAAACTAATAGAACTGCTGGTGTTAGTAATGATGGTACTACATTAGGTATTTGGTTAGGTAGAATAACTACTATATTAAATACTGGTAGTATTACTTTTAATTATAGTGTTAGCACTCCTTGTAAAGCTATATCAGTAAAAAAGATTACTGTTGGTAATAATGAATGGGTAACACCTATTAGTATTAGTAATGGATTTACTGGTTCTGGTACTGCATTTAGTGCTAGTGCTATATCGGTAATAAGTGGATATACTATATTTGGTGCTACTGCATTAGAACAATCAACTGCTGCTATTGCTGATAGTGATACTACAAATGGATCATGGTCTACTGCTTATACTATTGCTGCTGATACTGGTACTAATTCAACATCTCAATCATTATCAACACAACAAAAAACTGTTACTGCTACTGGTAATCAAACTTATAATACTTCATCTTTTTCTACTATGGATTGGGCACTTAATACTATTGTATTTGCTCCAACTAGAGCTAAATCCATTATATTTGTATTATAAATAAATAATATATAAATAGAATAAAGGGATAATATGCAACAGACAGTATTAACACAAATAGTAAATGAATTTCAGGATTTAGATTTAAATTTTGTAATACATCCTATTAGAAAGGATATTATTCCATTAAAAAATGAACGTGCTATAATTAATGCTATAAAGAATATAGTATTAACTAATCATTATGAAAAACCATTTAATCCAGGTTATGGTTCTAATGTTCGTAAATTATTATTTGATAATTTTGATATTATTACTAGCAGTGCATTACAAAATGAAATAAGACAATGTTTATCTAATTATGAACCTAGAATGAAAGTAAAAGATGTAATAGTAAAACCTGATTATGATAATAATGCATTTTCAGTATCTTTATATTTTACTACCAATAATATTACTACCCCAATAACTATAAATTTCTTATTACAAAGATTACGATAAACTAATATGACAACTAATAGATTACGATTAACTGAATTAGATTTTGATAATATTAAATCTAATTTAAAAACATATCTTAATAATCAGGAAATATTTTCTGATTATGATTTTGAAGGATCAGGATTAAATATATTATTAGATATATTAGCTTATAATACACATTATAATTCATATTATCTTAATATGGTAGCTAATGAAGCCTTTTTAGATTCTTCTATATTAAGAAATTCTGTAGTATCTCATGCTAAATCATTAGGTTATACCCCAATTAGTAAAAAAGCTGCTAAAGCTGTTATTAATTTTACTATTACAGATAATATTACTTCTTATACTTCTATTACCTTACCTCGGGGTTTTTCATTTAAATCTAATCTATTAGATAATATATCCTATAATTTTACTCTATTAGAACCTCAATCAGTTAATATTATTAATAATAAATTCTATTTCCGTGATCTGGAATTATATGAAGGTACTATTATCAATTATCAATATGTATATAATAATACTAGTAATCCTAAAGGTATATTTACTATACCGGATATGGATATAGATATTAATAGTATACAAGTACAGGTACAAACATCAATAAATGATAGTAGTACCGTTACTTATACTTTAGTAGAAGATATTACTAATGTTACTGGTACAGATTTAGTATTTTTTATACAAGAAGGTATTAATGGTAAATATGAAATATATTTTGGTAATGGTAGTGTAGGAAATAATATTAATGATGGTAATGTAATATTAATAAGTTATTTAGTAACTAATGGTAGTAAAGCTAATAAATGTAATATATTTACAGTATCATCCAGTGTATATGATGATGCTGGATCATTTACTGATTTTGATATTGAAGTATTATCTAATGCGGCTGGTGGTGCTGAAAGGGAAATAATTAATGATATTAAGTTAAGTAGTATATTACAATATATGTCCCAAAATAGAATGATTACTAAAAATGATTACGAATTCTATATTACTAAAAAATATCCAGCAGTAGGTTCATTATCCGTTTGGGGCGGTGAAGATGAAAATCCACCAGTATTCGGTAAAGTATTTATTTCAATTAAACCTAAAGAAAATTATTATTTATCTAATATCGAAAAACAACGTATTATAAATGAAATAATTGAACCAAGAAATATGATGTCAGTTATTACTGAAATTGTTGATCCAGATTATCTATATATTAAATTAGTATCTAATATTAGATATAATAAACATAATGTTAGATTTAATGATATGATATTTAAGGATTTAGTAAAGAGTAGTATATATAATTATATTAACAATTATATTAATAGATTTGATAGTATATTTGCCATTAGTAAATTACATGAAGAATTGAATAGATTAGATAATGATAGTATTGGAGGAATAGATACTAAGATATATTTAGAGAAACGATTTGAGATAGATAGTAATCGGGTATCTTCTTATATATTAAATTATAATATACCATTAAATCGAGGTACAATATTAGATGGATTATTATCTAGTGAATTTGTAGTATATGATACCAATAATATTAAACGTAATATGATCATAGAAGAAGTACCGGAATCATATACTGGTATATCAGAAATACAGATAGTAGATAGTGGATATGGATATAGAAAACCACCTATTATTAATATTATTGGTGATGGTGTTGGAGCTAGTGCTGTAGCTACTATATACAATGGTAGAATTACTAATATTGATATTATTAATAGAGGAATAAATTATAGTAGAGCAATTATTACTATTACTGATCCAGATAATTATGGTATTGGTGGAAGTGCTAGTGCAGTATTAAATGCTCGATTTGGTACTTTAAGAAGTATATATTATAATAGTAATTTTGAAAAACAGATAGTAAATAGTAATATTGGTAGTATTGATTATGATTTAGGGATAGTAAAGATTAATGATATTAATATTAGTAGTGTTAATAGTATTGATGGATTAATGAGAATAAAGATACAAGCAAAAGATAATACTATAATAGGTAGTAAGAATACGATATTAACTATTGATGAAACCGATACTAATAGTATTATAACCAATATCATATATATATAATTATGAATAATTTATTAACTTCCGTATTAATTAATAGACAAGTACCAGAATTTGTTAGAGAAGATTATCCAGCTTTTATTAATTTTATAGAAGCGTATTATGAATTTTTAGAACAAGATAATAATATCATTGATCGTAGTAAGCAATTATTAGATATAACAGATGTTGATAAAAGTATTGATGAATTTGAATCATATTTTTTCAATACATATGCGCCATTAATACCATTAGATTCTGTTGCTAATAATGAATTTATTATTAAACATATATTAAGATTATATCAGAGTAAAGGATCACAGAAATCATTTGAATTATTTTTCAGATTAGTATTTGGTGAAGAGATAGAAATATCATATCCTAAGAGACAAGTATTAAGGGCATCGAGTGGTAGATGGCGAGTAGATACTAGTTTAAAGGTATCACCTGAAATTAGTAGTATTTATATAGGTGATGGTAATACTAGAGAATATACTATTATACCTAGTAATTATGATTATATTAGAGTATATATTAATGATATAGAAATTATTACTGGATATATTATATTACCAGAATATAATAGGATATTATTTGATACTAATATTAATAATAGAGATATAATTAAAGTAATACATAATGATATTAATATTGAATTATTACATAATCGTAAATTTATTGGTAATAGTAGTGGAGCTAGTATTATTAGTGAAACAGTATTATCTCGATTATTAAATAATACTAATATATTAGAGATATATGTAGATAATAAGACATTATTAGGTGAATTTGATTATGGTGAAGAATTAAGTAGTAGTATATTTGTTAATGATATATTATTAGATATAAGATTAACCACTATATCACAATTACAATCATTAGAAATAATTGATGGTGGATTTAGTTATAGTAGTGGAGATCAAGTAATATTTCATGTAAGTGATGCAGAACGAATGCCTACTGCTATAGTTAATGAGGTATATACTGGTAGTATAGATTTAGTTACTATTGATAATGGTGGATGTGGATATGAAATAGGTGGACAATTAAGTATTGGTGGAGTTAGTTTACCAGATGTTGATGTAGTTATTAATAGTATCTATACAACATCCAGAAATAGTGCTAATACATTTACTATATATAGTAATATCATTGCTGATATGAATACTAATATATTAATAAGTAATAGTAGTTATGGTTTAATTGGTGGTACTTATACTGGTAATAGTAATACCAGGATAGTAGATACATTAAGTAGCAATACTTATACTAATATTGGTGAAATTATTGGTTTAGATATAATAAAAACGGATGTATCATTTGATTATGTACCTATTATAGATGCAGAACCAGCTAAATTAGTATTAGCCAATGGTACTATTAATATACGTGATCATGGTAGTTTAGGAAAGACATTAATAGTTAATGCTGGAATAGGATATAATAGATTTGATGAAGTTAATATTATTAATAAACCTAAATCAT